TTTGTTTGTCTTGAGATGTCACCTGTGATTGTCAAGTTAATCATTTGTTGACTTCCGGCATTTGCAGAAGTTACCGGCTTTATATCCACCATATTTGGTTGAAGCATCACAGGAGCCGATGTATCTCCTATCAAACCACCTGTTGCAAATTTCGGAGTCTTGCCTGAGTTCAAAGCTTGAAGCAAACCTATATGCTCTTTAGTGGCTTTGGCATTCACGACAAATTCACCATTTGATACCATTGCCATTATGGAGTCAGAAGTGCCTGTTCCTGGACCACGTATAGCACCTCCAGAAGCAAAACCTCCCAAGAAACTAAACACGCCACCTGATTTAAATAAACCACCAATGCCGCTCAGAGCACCACCAGAGCTAAACAAGTTACCTATACTACCAAAACCTTCAGTAAACAATTTTCCAATACCGGTAAAAGCTTCTGAAAATGATGTTTTGAGTGTAGAGAATATGCTGCTATCTGATGATAACGCGCCACTCATGTTTGTTTCCATGGTGTTTGCCATGGATTCAAACTTAGGGGTAAATGCGGATTCCATTGCAGAAGCACTGTCACCAATCTTTGATGGCATTCCGGAAACTGCTGAAAGATCTGCCATGTTTGACGAAATTCCTGCACCTTCAAAATTCATCATGGTGCTCGGAGATGTGTTCCATAAACCCGACACAGGATTAAAACCTGAAGCAATATTGCCAAACAATTGATTTGTGGGAGAGCCAGCGGAAACTAAACCAGGAATTTGACTTGATAATCCTGCAAACATAGAGACACTGTCTTGAGCAGCTTTTTCTGCTGACTGTCCTAGTAAGATTTTTACAATTCTTTGAAGCACAGTCACGGTTTCAGCCGTGTTTGCGGAGACACCTTGGTCTGTGTATTGCCCAAATGTGCTGTTGAAGCTGTCCAAGAAAGATTTATCACCGAACAAACTTGAGAATGTGGCGGAACCTGCTGAGAATACACCTTTGCCAAGATCAGAGATCATGCCACCAGCTTTTTCCGTCAAAGGCTTGGTTAAGCCTTCAATGAATGTGTCTGTGATAGAGCCTGTGACTTTGTCCAGCATACCAGCGGTAAATTCCTTGAATGTGGATTTACCTTTGACAAGATCTTTTATGCCATCCTTGAATCCGGAAGATACGTCTGATGAGAATGCCTTACCAGCATCTTCCGCAGCCTTTTTCATATTTTGCGCCACTATATTCTCTTTAAGTTTATTCAGCTTGTCATTATAATCGTCAATATTTTCTTTCAATTCTCTTCTGGTATCGTCCGATATTAATTTATCCTCTAACTGCTTAGTAGTTTTATCAATATTTTCTGCCAAAGTTATTGCTGATTTTGCTTGGTCATCAGTGGCCCTTAACCACTCCTCGCTCATCTGTAAATGAGAATGTTCAAAAGCCAATTTTAGCTTTAGCAGATTACTTACTGTACTCTCTTTCAATGACTTATACCACTCATCTACAGCTTTTGTTTTAGCATCTACAAGCGCTAATTGTGCTTTTGGATCTATGGTCGAAGAACTTGCAGCAACAACATCAACATTGTCTAATACTGGTGTACCGTCTTTTTGCTGGTTTGATGTAGCATCTTTACCTAGAATAGCGTTGGCTATATTTTTAGTGTTATCTTTAATCTCATCAAGAGATTTTTGCATAGGTGAGCTAATTTTGCTCAATTCTGCCATAACAGCAACAGGGTCTGCACCTTCCGCAAGTTTATTAAATATTTTAACTTGCTCATCTGTCAGCATGCTCTGATCCATCTTAGATAAAGCATCAATTGCATTGAAAGTATCTGCAGACTGCTTTCTTTGATTTTCAGGTACTCTTAGATATTCCTTGAAAGTCAAATTAGTTTGCTCAGAAAGTGTTTTAAATTTTTCAAAAGCATTTCTTGCACCTTTTGTCAAACCTTCTTCAGCATTCTTAGAGAATACATCACGCAAATTGAAAAACTCTTGCAAACTACTCAATTTTCGAAGTTGCAATTTCAATCGATCTAAATTAAATAAGTATTCACCGATTGATTTTGAATCTGTCACAGCTTTTCGCAGCTCCAGAATAAAAGCATCTATATTCAATAATTCACTTACAGTTCCTTCAGAAAAAGTAGCTATTAAGTCTTCTTGAGAAATATTTAATCTGCTCAATGCTGAAGTCAATGCTCTTCCAGATTTGGCACTTTCACCTATGATAATTTCTCTTGCTCTGTCAAGAAGTTCTTCTCTGTTTTTATTAAAAGAATCTAAGGAACTATTCACAAAGCCTACACCAGCCTTTTCGGAAGCTGCTTTGTCAAGAACTTCTAGTTGAGATGCAATAGATGCCAGTTGAATTTTAGCTGCTTTGCCATATTGATTAAATGTATCTTTATCAACAGATAGATTTAATTCACCAAACTTGCCTATCAATGTATCTAATGTTACAATAGAAGCATCATTCCATTTTTCTAATGTCTTTTCGATTGACAATAACTCTTTGTCGTACTTGACACGCTCCTTGGTAGAGGTTGCTGACAATTTCAAAGCTTCAAGATCTTTCTGTCTACCAAACAAATTTGAAGCAGCTTTGTCAGAAACTCGTCCTGTGCGTACAGCCAATGGTAAGTCTGTTACTCCACCCTTTTCTGACTGTAATAGTTGCTGTTCAGGTGTTCCAGTTTTCCAAAAATTGGCAATTGAAGTTACTTTACGTTTCTCAGAATCTTTTGCAAACTTATCTGTGAAATCTTTGATCTTTTGTAACCAAGTAAATTGATCAGCCAAATCTGCACCTATATCCATTGCATGTTTATATTTACTTGCGGCTGTGGCTGCATCTTCTGTTACTTTGAATATATCTTGAATGCTTTTAACAGCATCGGGATCTGCCAAGTTAAACTCTTTAATGTCTAATGAAGAAGCGCCTAAGTCTTGTAAAGCTGCATCCAACTCTTCAAAATTAGTTATCCCACTGCTTGCAGTATTTTCCATTGCATACTTCAAATTGACAATCTGATCATCAACCTTTTTGACTTGCGCTGCAGGAGTGTCAAAATTAATAGAAGCTTTTATTTTATCCAAAGAAGCTTTTTGTTTTTCAAGATCAGACAGTACATTAAATTTTCCAAAATCTCGGCTTATTGCTTTTTGTATCTTAGCAGCATCAATTCCAGAAGTGTCTGCAATTAATTGAATAACTGCTGTAAATTTCTGTCTTTTAATATTTTCAGCTGTTTTATACACAAGATTTTGAAACTTTTTATATAACTCAAATTGAGTTTCAAAAGGCTTACGATCACTCACCGCCTTCTTATATTCTTGTTCTGCTTGCTTTGTATTTTCTATTTCCGCTGTCAAACCCTTAATAGTGTTTAGGTCAATGCCGATTAAATCAGCAGGGTCAATTACACCAAGATTAAGGTCTTGGAGTGCTGTGTTAAATTGGTCAATTGATGTTATTGATGCTTGACTCAATTCTTCTGCTTCAAATTTTAAAGAATTTAATTTGTCTGTCAACTCTGTCAAGGCATCTAAAGAAGCACCAGCGCCTAGATTATCAATCTGATCTTGGACTATCCTAATATTCTCTGCAATAGTTTTAAACTTTGCATAATTCTCAGGAGCAAATCTAAATGAATCAACAACTTTTGAATAGTCAACCCCAACTTTTTCAGCAGTAAGCTCTATTTCGCTTTTCAAAGTAAATTTCTTTGGAGCATCATCAACAATTTGTTGAATTTGTTTACCGATTTCTTGTTTTTTCAATTCAATTGAGACTAATTCTCTAGGAGAAGCTTTATCTTCTGCATACTTTAAATCTAGCAATTGTGTTTGATAATCTTGTAAACGTTTAAAATCATCGTCTGTGAATAGGTATTTTGAAATTTTTATATTTGCCAAATTTTCAATATCTGATGTCAAGTCAGTAAATATTTTATCAAACCTAGATCTAGCCAACAATTTATCAGCATCTTTTGCAGTACTATTTACAAAAGATTCAAAAGCATCTTTTGATTTTTGCACAGACTCGTCTAAGGCTTTGAACTGTTCTTCGTAAACTTTTTTATAAACTTTTTCAGATTTATTGTCAACACTCTTATCTTTTGCCCAACCCGTAAAACCCTTAGATCTCATTAAGCTTAATTTCTCTTGCTTATCTACAACATCATTTAAGAGTCTTTCTGCTTCTTTCAAATAAATAGGGTCAATAAATTGTAGTCTATCGCCTCCAAGATTACTGACACTCTCTCTTAAAGATTTTTCCATGCTCTTAGAAGTTTCAGGTATTTTGGGTTGTAAGTTCATCCCACCCTGTGAAGCACGTTGCCCTTGCGCTATCCAACTGTTATCTTTCTCATAAGCAGTGACACGGTTTATACTTCGCATCATGTTATTTAAGTATTCATTTGGATTGTAATTTGCTTTTGTTTCTAAGACTTTTGAAATCTCTTTTGACAATTTCTTTGCTTGCTCTATTTCGCTATCTGCCAGACCTTTGTTTTTCAATCTCTTTTTATTTAACTCATCAAAAGCAGTGCCGTATTCACCAAGCATATCTATGGTAGATTGGAAATCTTGTGGGGTAAGTTTTTCAAAATCAACTGCTGCCAATTGCGCGTTTATTCCAAGGTCTAAATCACCGATTTTGGTGTATTTTACAGCTTCTTTTGCTTTTTCTAAACGTCCTGTTTGACTTGTAGCTTCTCCCAAGCCTAAAATTTCTTTTATTTTATCGGCTGCGTAATCAAGTTTATCAAAGAAAGTATTTCCAGGTCCAAAGAAAACTAACCAAAACATACCTCCTAATGCAGGAATAAGAACCATAGGCTCTGTCAAAACTGCCAATACCATTTTTAACGTACCGACTAATGCACCACCAATTGTGGAACCAACGCTCTTTACAAGACCTTTCATTTTATCCCACCCAAAATTGACTGTCTTTTGGATTGTCTCAAAACGATATAAGCTTGTCAAAAAGCTTTTTGGAATATCCCAATAAAAAGCTGTAGTTGCAGCTGCAGGAAGCCCTATGAGTACTCTTGAAAAGGCAATTATATTGCTTTTTGTGTTATTTGCATCCGTTGTCACTTTCATAAAAAAGCGAGAAAGAGCTGAGCTTTCGTATTTAAACTTACTGGCCACATATGCCAATTGGTCAACAGCATACGTTGCAAAGTTTGAAAATGTTTTCTTAGGGTCTTTTAGAGTAGAAATCCAAGAGGTTTTAAAATAATTTGAAAAGTTATCTATTGAAATTTTCATTTTCTCAAAAGGCTTATCAAACATTGTTGACAAAATAGCAAAATTTTCACCTGGAATTGAGATATCCTCTGGTTTGAAATTCTTTTCAAATATTTTATTACGTTCTTTTGCCAATTTTTCGGTATTCTTTTTGTTTATTCTCAGATTTCGTCTTATATCTGATATCTTAGCACCCTCGGGAAGTTCTTCAAAAGTTGTTGGAAGAACAGGTCTTTTCTTCCGAAAGTCTCGCTCAAAGCTATCAGCGAGATCCATTGCTTTCAAATGATTCTTGCGCATTGCATTCAAATAAAGCTCAGGATTTGCCTCTCTGAAATCTAATTTAACAGAATTGAACTTTTTCTTTAATGCAATAAAGCCTGCAATTGCAAGAGAAACAGATACCCATGCTCCTGCAGCTAGTAAGATATATTTAGCGCTTATTACAGATTCTGTTTTAATTGCAGTAAATGTTGTCGTTGAGGCAGTCGCCAATCCTGAAAAAGTTGCCATTACAGCAACAATAAATGCTTTTTGTTTCATCAAAAACTTTACAAAATTCAGCATAACATTAGAGCCAGTTTTGATTGCATTTTCAAAATTCACTAAGAACCCTTCTAAGTTTATTTTGTTCAAAACTGAATTGACTTTTGTTTTTATTGAATCCACAGTTTTTGAGAATTCAAGCGAAAATGTATCTAATCGTCCCCTGTAATCTTTTGTAGAGGTTGCAGCAGAATACATGCCACTCCATTGACTTGTGGATTTTGGTTTGACAGGTGTTACAAAAGCTTCACTCAACGATATTTCATTGCTAGAATATTTGCTTAAATTGTCTTTGAAATTTTGAAATAATTCCGGAATTATACTTATTAAACTCTTAAAGGACTTCTTCAAATTAGATTCAACCTTTGGGACGTTTATGAGATTTAGGTCTGTAACCTTTAATCTAGGCTTAAGCAATTCTGTAAAAAGAGTGTCAAATAGTGAATTAAAACTTCTTTTAAAAGTTTCTGAAAATGGAATTATTTTATCAACAGTGCTTGCCAATATATCAACAACTTCTCTCAAAATTTTTTTCTTCAGGTTTACAATATCCCTTAGGAGTCGCATACCACCATCCTTGCCCGCAATTGCCACAAGCAAAAGTGGTATTGCCACAGCACCAGCTTCAACCAGAGTTATGCTTTCCAATAAGGCTGTGCTCAGAGCAGCAGCAGCAGCAATTGCAAGGGATTTGTTCACAAAAACTTTTGAAAGTTTTTTGGATATTTTTGTTTCATCGAAATCAAATAAAAAGTCAAATACGCCATAATGTGCCTTGGAACCATCTTTGTTTGTTTTGCCAAAGAGTATTCGACTGACTTTTTCCATTCCATTTTTTGCGGTCAAGGCGTATATAGCCATAGCAGCCACAATACCATCAATGAGCTTATTATTTATCAAATCAAAAGGACTTATGAAACTTGGTACAATTCCTGCAATTGTATCTGTAAGACCCCACAAAAGGTCAGTAATTGGATTTATACCTCTTATAAAGTTTTCTAAAAAAGACGGCAATGCTTCCAAAATAAGATTAAGACTGGTGGTCAATGACTCTAAAAGCATAGAGCCCATTTTACCGGCAACAACGCCAAAAGTATTTCCAAGCAAAGGCATGGCGCCTTCTATCCCTGTCAAAAAGGACAAAAAGTACGTATACCCCAACAATTTTACAGAAACTAGGTCTGATTTTGTCATCAAAAACAAACCAATATGTGCACCTATAGAACCAAATACATCTTTCAGAGCTCCTGTCCAATCATTATTAACTAGCTTATCTGTGAATTTGCCAAATGCACCACCTATGCTGGAACCGGCATTTATGACTTCTTCGTAAATAGCTTTGAATAAGTTTATCACAGTCTCTTTATAAGAAGCTAGACTTGGTATGCTTTTCAGTATATTTTTTGAGTAATCAACAACACCATCTACCATGTCTGGCCAGTAAGAATGACCCACAACTTTATCATAGATATCAAAGAAAAATTCTTTTACATCATTTGCAAATGCACTTATTATGGAAGACACTTTTGGTAATTTAGACTTGGCGTAAGAATAGATTCGGTCAAATAAATCAATAAAATAACGAAATGCCTTATTATCTGAGAAATCAAATAATTTTATTTTAAAAGTCTTGAAAGACAATTTATCTGTTATCGAGTTTTTCAAATCAGTTATTGTCTTGATAAAATCAAAAAAGATGTCTTTTACTGCAAATAATTTTGCTTTTACGTTTTTGGCAAAATCAGTGTTAACCAATAGTGTTGCAAATTCAGCAGAAAAACCTCTTGAAAAATCTTTAATGCTTTTCAAAATTTCATCAAAGTAAATCTTAAAAGCGCCTTTTGGTTTCAAAGTGCTGAATGTTTTTGCAAAAGCATCTTTAAAATTAAAATTTACAATTAAATCGTAAACACCTTTTAAAACATCTTGAAAGACATCAAAAAGAATTCTTGCGCTTTCTCTTCCCGACGTTTCATTAAAACTATTTATGAATGCTCTCGAAATAAGGCTTGAGTACGCCTCAATTACAACTGCAGTTTGTTTTAAATTTTTCTCTAATTGTACTGCGTAAATATCGTTATAAACTCGGGCTATTACGCGGCCAATGTCTTGTAAATATCTTACAAATCTGTAAAATCTTGTTTGTCGTATTTGAAAAAATTGTTGATCTAAGAAACCCAGCCTTATAAGAGTATCTTTCTCTACATAATACCATTCTTGCAACTCATCAAATATATATCTTAAACTAAAACTTTTACTTCTTAATGACAAATCATCGCGAGTATCATTCAATTCATTTAATTTAGAAATGAAATCATTTAACCCTTTTGAATTAAACAAATTAACCCAAGTTCTTTCTAATTCAGTATCGCCTAGGGCAAATAATGTTATTCTTTCAGATACAGCCTGTAATTTACGTAAGCGGGGTAATAAGAACTCTACTTCAAACGCTAAGGCTTCTAAAAATCCTTGTTTAGCCACACTTTCAACCATTTGAGCGTAAGTAATCATAGGCTTGACTATCAGAGGGGTTAAATCCTTTAAGTTTTCCTTTGTTACTTTCCATGTACCTGCAATAGCTTCTTTCAATTTAAAAGCAGTAAATGCGTATTCTTTTGCTTTCTTTTTCAATTGGTCAAAAGTACTTTCTTCCTGCATGTCTGGTTGAATATTTTTTTCTTCTCGTAGCTTTGCAAGAAGTTCCTTTTGTTTCTTATAATATTCATAGCCAGATTTCAAATCACCAAAATCAATATTACCCGCCATCAAACCTTTTACTGTTAATTCGGCAGCATCAAACATATCAAGGGTTGCTATGTAGTTTTTAACTGCCATTTTTATTGTGTTAACTTTTTCAGGAAATACAGCAGTAAATGCTTCAATTTTCTCTGAAATTTTCATCAAGGCATTTGAAAATCTTGCAGGAGACCCTGAAAATAAACCGATACTGCCGACCATTTTAGAAAACGATTGAAACATCATATTTGATGCTTGTTCTACAGTTAAAGTCAATTTGCCAAAATCTTTATCAATTTGTGAAGACATTTTGGCGGTAGCTTTCAGTAATATATCAGAAGTTAATAAACCTTCAGCTGCCATTTTTCGCATCTGCCCAGTTGTCACACCGAGCGTTTTTGCTAAATTTATGAAGTAATACGACAGCCCTTCTGCAACGGAATTCAATTCTTCGCCACGAAGTACTCCACTGGAAAAACCTTGGTTTAACTGAACTAGAGATGCTCTCATAGCTTCCGTAGAGCTTCCTGAGAGCAAGGCTGCTTTGTAAATATATGAAGATGTTTTTGAAAAATCATACATAACCTTATTTGATGAATCTACGCTAGAAGCCAAACCAGTATATACTAAAGCCAACTCATTCAAATTACCTCTTGCATTCCTAGCTTCCAAACTAAGTCTTGCTTGTAATTGTACAACAGATTCTGTTTCGCCTGCAACAACTTTTAATCTATTTTGTATTCTTGTTAAGTCATCAGCTGTTTTGCTAAAGCCCGTAACACCTTTTACAGCAATAAAAGCTCCACCAAGTGCAATTGCACTTTTTGTCAAAGAGCTTAAAGTATTGTTCAATGTAGATGCAGATTTATTAACCGCATTTAATGAACCGCTGCTTATTGTTTTAAATGAAGCAAACTGTTTATTTGAATCTGCCAGTTGCTTATTTACGTTTTTAAAATTATTTGCAGAAATCTTATCTAAAGATTTGCTAGAATTCGTTGAGTTTGAAATCATTTGTGCCAAACTCTTATTTAGATCTTTCAAGTCTCTTTTAGCGGATTCTGCCCTTGTGTCTATGTCGATTAAAACACCTGACATTTCAGTCCTCCAAAATAAAGCCCCACGTTAGTGGGGTGATTATGATCAATTAGATCGTACTATTGTCCCATTCGGTTTTACACCTGGTTGTGACAATAATGTCTTTTCTATAAAGTATGCAGGAGCTTGAGAAGAAGATCCTTTATTTAAATTATCTATATAATCTACAGAATTCTTTAAACAATTACCTGAAAGTTCCCAATGATCTCTTGCATTACCTGTATCAACAGGGGTAGCTTCTTTCAATTTATCAATTAAATGATTTGCGGTATTCTTGGTTATGTTGTTCACTGCTTTTTCAATAACATTAGAAAAATTACCTTTGATTTTAATTTTCATCATAATTCAAGCTTGTCGCCTCCTTTGGCAGAAAGCATATTTGTAAATAGCATAGAATTTTTCAATGATTCAGAGCTCACAAGATTATCGACAATTTTTGGTTTGGCACTATTGTAAATAATATCTAAAGAACTGAAATAACGCCAAGGTTTTTCTTTTGCGCCTTGTGTTTGCAATACCTTAAATATACGATCATCTTCTCTCCAACCAATAGGTCTTCTTTCAAGATAATTGTACCAGCCTAAAAGTTCTTCATAAGTCATTTGCTCGTATATTTGATATACAGGCATTTTAAGATGAAAAGCTATCTCGTAAATAGACAACTCTTCATCGCTTAGTATTACTTTCCCGCGTCTTGGCCAATGCCCGAGAATTTCATAATCTCAGAAGAAAGTTTTGACAATTCATCCATTGGAAATGTTTCAAAATCTTCGTCAGAAAGTTCTTCACCGCCTTCCACTGCAGAACGAATTACTGTGCGTAATACGCCTAGGCCTGCTGTTTCGTCATCTTGAAGATCCTTTGCCTTGGCCTGAATGTCCATTACTTCTGAAACGCTGAGTTTAGAAATCTTAACTTCTTCACCCATGAATTTAACAACTTTTTGTACGCGCTTGCCTACTAAACTTTTGATACCTGACATCTTAATTTCCTTTGAATTCTTCACTGTGGGCGGCCTGATAGTCATCTAGCTGCTTCCTCATTGTATGTAAAATAGAAAGTGTTTTGAACACTTCTGTTGATTTTTCTTGATTGCCATCAAACTCAGCTACTCTCGCAAATGTTTTGCGAATGCTGATGTCAATGGATTTTCTCATATGTTTGGCTGTGACTCTTAGTACATAGCCAGCATCAAACGGTTTTTGTTTATCTTCTTCCATATATTTTCCATTTAAGAAACCTTATGAATTGTGCCACACACAGTGCACTTAGCACCTTTCTTTTGGTTGTGATTGCACACTCTCATACCTTTTCCGTATTTAGTGTCTTGATATTTTGCAGCTGGAGTATCACTGCAATTACATTTCAAAATTGACATAGACATAATAAGCCTCATTTTTAAGAATTGAAAGTGCCCTCGAAAGGGCACTTAAGAATACACAATTAGATTGTGTAAGCACCATAGAAATCAGATTGAACTGAAATAGCGATGGTTGCAGTTGTTGCATCGGTCAAAGAAGGTGTAACCAACAAAGACTCTAATTTACCTCTGAAGAAGAATTGAGAATTTTGAACGGTACCTAAGCCACCTACGTTTGAGTCATATCTGCTTTGAGTTGCAGCTGGAGTGACAGAACCAGTAGGCTCAGATGCTAACAAAGTGAATCGCCACACACGTGCCACACCATCACCAACCATGTTACCTAAAGTATCGGCTGGGCTTGTACCTGTAGTATTTTTAGCCCACTCAGATGGTAAGTAATTGACTGTGATTTCCAAAGATGGCGCATCAGATTGACCACCGATAGATTGTGATTGCTTTTGACCATAAACAGGTACGTTCACAATGTTTGGTTGTGCACCAATAGCAGGAAATTCACGTACGTTAGGAATTCTAGCGTACTTTGGGATGCTTGTTACAGTTGTGAACATCCCACTAAAACCAGCTGCATCATAGGCTACTGGAACTGCGCCAGATGCTTCTGCCTTACCCGCAGTTACGGTACCTACATGAACAGAAAGATCTGTATAGATAGCTGCACCAATTGAGTTAATATGTGCCATTTATTCGACTCCGAAAAAATTAAAAGGTATTGTATATTTTGCTCTAAAAAGAGTTGTGTTGCTGGAATCAATTCCAACAAAATCTAGAGAACTTTGCATTGTTTGCAAAGAAACACCTTCTCGTATATTTGAAACTTTACACACGAAAAAGTCATCTAAAGTATCTGCTATAAGGTTGGCTCTATTTGGGCCATTACCTGCAGATGTAAATATATCTATAATCATTATCCCGGATACGGATTTCGTATTGATTCCGAAAGTATTTGGTAAGATATTCAGTCTTATGTATTCACTATCCACATTTCTGGGAATGAAGTTAGATGGAACTGCTTTTATATTTGTTGCAGCCCACTCTTGACTTCCAAACACAGAAAATATAGAATCTTGTAAATCAGTAAATTTACCCATCTCAAGACTCCTTGACAACTGTGAATAATGAAACAAAACCATTATCTTTTAAATTTTCATTTATAATCCAAGTTTCGCCTTGATATACTACAGAATCAAAGTTAGAAATACTTCCAATGTCTTTTGTATTTGCCAATAATTGCATTGACACAACAGCCCTGTCTTTGCTATTTTTTATTTTCTCAATCACAACTGTTTTGGCAGTGAATGTTTCAACAGTTTCGCTGACAGTACTGGTGTTGAAATTAAACTCACTTGAAGCTTTTTTGTTATAGACAAAATCAACTGCAAGATCTTTTAATTGCTTAAAGGCAAGGGTTAAACTGGTGTTTATAAGACTGTTATAACTCATCAGTTAGCTCTCCACCATGAATTAGTACCAGAACTAATTAGAAGAGGAGCTATTGTTCTTTTCACAAAATTAGGTAATAAATTTGGCTTTTGAATTTTTGTCAAAGAAATTGGCCCGATATTTAAATCTAAAACCCTTCCTGTGTCATCCAGCAAACCTTCATTGTTTAACAAATGATTTGCCAATTCAAATGCTGCAATTTCAATACGTTTAGGTACACCTGCCATTGTGATAGAAGTACCTAAACGTGGATCAAAATAAGAACCTGATCTTGGAAATGCCAATGGTTGAGTAGCACTTATGGCAACACCTGTCCAACTCAAATTATCCAAAATATGTGTTGCTGTAACAAGTGAACTTGCTTTTGTTGTTGCATCTGCAGAAGACCACCCTGTAGAATCAAGGCGGTCTTTAAAGTAAGCGTCACTTTCGGCAACTGTCACATAAGAATTAATTCCTTTGTTAAGTGCCATAAGTATTCTCCATTAAGAATGGAAAATTGGCAAAATACCTAATGACAATGCTGAATCAGTTTTACGTTCCCAAGTACCTTTGGCATTTGAGATTGTACCTACAGATGTCAATAAAGTCGGGGTGCTAATTTCAATTGCATATGTATATTCTGCATCACTAGGGAATTTGTCTTGTGCGCCAGCCCAGTTATAACCGGCAGGAGCCAATACATAACCCCAACGATACCAAATTTCGGTAGAGCCACCGCCATTGTAAGAACCTGCAGTACGTTGGATTTCAACGCCATCAGGAACAGCCAAAGGTTGCATTGCAATAGCGCCTGGTAATACGATATAACTGGTTTTTGTGCCAACGATATCTACGCCTGAACCAGAATTGATTTTTGCCAATTCATTTGCACTTAAACTTTGGTTAGCACGAGTTTGAATCAATCTAAATTTGCCATTGAAAATGGTTTCAAATTGAACATTACCTTCAGTAACAACAACGTTGTTTACCAAATTAGCTGCACGCAAAGAAGCTAAAGTTTCTGGAGAGCAAACTAAGTAAGCCCATTCTGGTTCATAGTCTTTGAAAGCCATACCAAAAGCAGTTAAGAATGCTGTTGCACGAGCTGAACCTTGTTCTGCAGCAGAAGCTGGAATAACAGGTTTACCTGCACCTAAGTCAACATAAAAACCATAGCGTTTGTCTTTGACATCATTGTCAAAAGTTTGGCCACCTAAGCCTGATTGACCTGAACCTGCTGCAGCACCATTTAATGCTTCAGAGATTGCAACACCTTTCAAAATAGAAAGAATTGCATTGTGTTCATCTTGTGCTTGAGTTTCACCGAAATCACGACCGATTTTGGCCAAACCATCTTGTTGAGTGACAACTTGTTGCAAGTTAACTTTTTCTGCACCATGTGTACGAACTGTTTTTACATAGTTCAAGAAATCAGAAGCATAGTTAGTTTTTGAACCAACAGTTGCAGAAGTCAAAGATGCAACATTGATAACAGGGTTTAAAGGTTTAAACCAACGAACTTGACCAATAAAGGTTTCAGTTGAAGTGTCAATGTTTGGATTTGAGCCAACAATACCTGTGCCAGACAATTTACGAGCATTGGTATAAGCTTCATCCGAGTAAGCACCGATAGTGCTTTGTAAAACAAAATTGGTAGCACCGGCTACATTTGTTTGAGCTGTCATTTAAGAATCCTTCAATTATTTACGAGGGAGTTTACCCTCAGTAGCGAGTTTAAGTACTTCTTCTTGACTCATTTCAAATAGAGATTTGCCTGAAGAAGAATTTGTGTTTGTAGAGCTACTATTTGAACTTCCAGTCCCAGTTGATACTTTTGCTTTAAACAAGAAAGAATTATCTTCGGCTTCAGAAAAGACTTTTACAAAATCTTTAATTGAAACACCTGATTTGTGAACCCATGAACCACT